GGTTTAGGCGTAATGTCTTTCATTTCCTGGTTTGGTGGCTTATCAGGCCGACTAGCTTTAAAATCATCAGCTTCTTCTTCAGAATAAACATCACCAGCTACATCAATAAGCTTAAGGATTACCCTATCCTTGGCTCTTTTTTCAGCCATCGCATAAGGATAAGCATTCTTATTATTATAAGGTGTAGCTTCTCCAATACTCCATTCAGAACGATCACCAATAGAGCCTGATACATTAAGTATGCAGATTTTTTCTTTGGGATCAGAATGAATAATGGTTGGTTCGCTAAATGTAATTCTTTTGAAAGATGCTATTTTTTCTAAAGCTTTGTGCAAAACAACAGGCGTTCCGTGGCAATCCCAAATAGATTCTCTTTCTGTTAAGCCAATATCTTTTAAAACACTTAAAAGCTTTTCTGGTACTTGCCTTCTAGCCATCCTTTTTCTCCAAACTAGCAAGGCCAATGGGTGTTATTGACCATACTGTTTCAGAGTTTCCACGACTATTTTTCCTGCGAAACTTTGTTTTCTGTAAAGCACCAGCATTAAAAAGTTCTGTAATTCTAGGCTTGATTGTAAACACATCATGTCCTAGTCTTTCACAGACTTCATGTCCTGTCAGGCCTTGAAGTTCTTGGGTGTGGGTTGCTTCAGATACCGCTGTTAAAATATTCTGATGAAGCCCACGCTCTCTATTTAAGTAGCTCATAATCTTTTGATAAGCTAACTGCTCTGTATCGCTTGCATTATTGCGTAGCGATTTAGATAAGTCTAAATTAAACTGCATTTATTTCCTCCTGTACTTTTTGTAGTTTTAAATTATCTTCCAATGCTTTTGCTTTTATTTTCTTAATGTAATCCAAATACACTGGCGGTTCTCTCCAATCGATTGATTGAAAATCTGGTGTTTCCATGCGGATAAGATCATTGCGATCTTTTGCGACACGAAGCTTAAATTCAACGCTTTGTAATTTCTCAATGATGATTTGTGACATTTGATCGAGATATTCTTTTGTAAGCTGATAACAATTGTCGGCATTTAAAATGCGATAATCTGTTTTATTGACATAAAGCAAAGAAGGTAATCTTCCTGACAGCATGTAAAAGCCACAGACTTGATAAACATTTCTCTGGTCAAAGATACCATTAAGACTTTTGGGGAGAGAAGCGGCTCTTACTCCGCTTTTTGTTTCAGCTGGCTTTCCCCATTTGGTTTTTAAATCCAGAAAATTATTATAATCAGGATAGGTAAGGTATGGAATTTCCAAGCCTGGAATCTTCCCAAACAATTCTCTTTCCCCAAAAATGCGATTTTCTTGTGAAAGTGTCTCTTGAACGCCTTCAACAGCATTTTTAATCAAGTCAGAAATCTCGTCTTTACATACGGCTTTTCTAGCTTCATCTGCGCCATTATCCCATGCTCGACTATGATAAGCTTCAAGACCTTCAATAGAGTCTTGTATGGCCTTCTCTGTAGGCCAATTTTCTAGCAGAATCTTATTAATGGCATCTTGTACTAAAATCCCACTTATCATCACAGAAGATTGAGAGCCATTCTTTTTTTGGTCTAAAATATCAAGAAGTGCAAAAGCATTTTCTTTTTGCTCTTGTGTAGCTTCCTTTGATTTTATGACTTGCCATGCAGAATCTATTAATGGTCGGATAAAAACTTTATCCATAAACACTTTAGCTAAGTCTTTGCTTGCATTAGAATGATGATAATAATGAAAGCGAGTTGACCATGATGGTGCTAAAGGTATGTCTTTTAAACTCATAAAAAATCCCTGCAAAACTGATTTGTCTTACAGGGATTCTAGGTTAAGTTTTTGTCTTATGCAAACAAAATTGACTTAATAAAGCATACAAAATGATAGTAAATATTTTACCTAGTATCGTTATTATTTGCGGCTTGTGACATTTTTGTGGCATTAAACATGGATTGAAGGTCATTTAATTGAGGAAGCATATATTGAATCTGTTCTTTGACATAATCTAAATAGGCTTCAATAAAATAAGGTGATGCTTGGTGTTCCCTGGCATTGATTTCAATAGCATAGCCTTTATTAACGCATTCATTAACCATATCTCCAGCAGCTTTATGCGTCATTACTAATAGGCTACTTACTATCGTTTTTTTAAGAAGTGTCTTATCAAAATAGTTCGTATAAAGTAGTGATCCATAAGCTATTTTATTAGCTGATCCATTAAAATAAGTTTTAATTTCACTATATTCTTTTGATTTTGAGGGTTTGCCAACTGTTTTGTATTTTTCTATTTCAATCGTGGCTAATTGAAAAGCTGCATTTTCTAGTAAGGTTTCTTCTAAATATTCTTCTTGGCTTATCCGTCTTTTTTGCCCTTTCCAGAAGGATAATTGTTCATTCAGCGTACCTTGTCTTTGTTCTGCTGGTGGTGCATGATTACCATTTCCATTTAATTTATAATCGAATGATCCCTCATTATTAACGTCTTTAAAAAAAAATCTATTTGTCATTTTTTAATCCTCTTTCTCTATAATTGTCCAGCCAAATTGCAATGCTTCTTTAATAGTTGCCCATATTCTTGTGGCCCATTTAATATTAGCATTTTTTATGCCTTCAGCTGGATTATTGGGTTTCAGTATTTGGTATTGGCCTTCAATCAGCATGGGAATCCCCATTGTAACAATGGTTTCATCCCCATCTTTACATTCCAGAATACACTCTCTCTGCAATGTTTCTTCTTCCTTGAAAACACGGTTCCTAATATTGTTAGGTTCTATTAACATTACAGTTCCTTGTTTCCATTTTACAATTGCAGAAACA